GGCACTACAGCACTTACCGTGTTTACACGGACTGGAGGAGCCGATCAGGCTAGCGTGGCTGGGTTGGTCTTTACCATCGTCAATGCCACAGTTACGGCTAGCGGTGCCGTTTCGGCGATCCCGGGAACTACATTCACCATGCCTGCAGTTGGAACCGCCACGGCCACGCTCAGTGCAGCCGCCACTTCGTCTGCGGCGTCTACGTTCTACGCGGTCTATGACCCGAACGTTGCCCTGACCGACCCTGTCACGGGCGGTTCCCTGGGCTTCCAGCAGACGAACCCGGAGGCGATTGGAGTCTTAGCTGGACAGCCGAATAGTGTCGGATACACGCAGTCGGTGAACCCGATCAACGTGTACTCGTTTGCACTGGCCCCCGAGGAGCACCAGCCGTCTGGCAGCTGTAACTTCTCGCGTATCGACACCACGACCCTCGTGTTTGACTCGATCGTCGGTATGGATGGCCGGTCCCTGGCGGCTGGCTCGTTCCCCTCCAAGAACTACCCGTATCTGTTCCGCATGTATGCCGTGAACTACAACATCTTCCGCGTCATGAGTGGCATGGGCGGACTCGCGTATTCTAACTAAATGAGACGCTTCCAAGACGCATTTCTTCCTCAATACTACGGACAGATGGGAGAGGACAAGCACATTCATAAGACATACTTCCCGACCCTGCGAAACGGTACATTCCTAGAGATGGGAGCGTTAGATGGGGTGAAGTTCTCAAATACTAAGTTCTTCGAAGATACGATGGGGTGGTCTGGTGTTCTGATTGAACCCGTTCCATCCGCATTCGCAGCTCTTCGCATTCATCGTCCACACTGTACATTGTTTCAATGTGCAGTCTCGGCGACAGAAGGGGTATTGGACATATACGAACACGGTGCGTTAAGCTCCGTTAAAGAGAACACGAGCGAGGAGTTCTATAACTGCTGGCATGAAGGGAAGAACACGCGGTTGATTCAGGTCCCTGCACGACGCCTCGATTCGATCTTACGCGAGGCTGGAGTGAAGCAGATTGACTTCTGGTCTCTCGACGTAGAGGGGTCTGAGTTCGAAGCACTCCAAACGATGGATTGGTCAATTCCGGTTAAGCTCATCTGTATTGAGAAGCAGGTTGGTGACAAGAAGGAGCTGTGCGATTCGATCCTGCTCGCTAACGGATTCAAGAAATCTGAGAACTTCGAGCACAACGAGATCTGGGTGAATCATCATTTCCGCAGGTAAGGAATCACCAGCAGAGCAAGAAGCACAACCAGCACCACAGCGTCGAACACGCCGACGATCTTCTTATACTTGATGGGCAGTTCCTCCGTCCCGGGCGGCACACCGCCATACGGCTTGGCCCACCCAATCAGGCCGCCCAATAGCGTAGGACCAAGCTTGTCATTGCAGTCATAGATGTAGTCATACCACGCCATCAACACATAGGCTGTCATTGCGAGAACAAACGCTAAGACTGCCTCATGTTCCCACGCCTTCGGATGCGGCATCCAGAAGACGAAAAGCACGAATGCTGCGAACACGATGCATTTCTCGTTCAAGTACAGGGGTGTTCCGAAGAGTCCGCCACTCATTTTGCTTTTAGGTCGATTTTTGTTATCTTGGTGTTCGGTGTGCACTGCCCGATGCCCAGCGTCTGTTGGAGCATAATGGGTGCAGGTCCGCCGCTTGGACACTTGACGTGTTCATACCCCAGAATGTGACCCATTTCATGCGAAACAACATACTGACGATACCCTTCCAGCGACTGTCCGCTTTTGGCAGACCCGTGAAGCCACCGATTCTCATTCAGATACAGGTGCTTTCCACCCAGTTCGGCACACGACAGGTTGTTCGGTAGCCCGCACAGCTTGGTGATATTCGCGGCCGAGACAAGTCGAATCTCGACATCCGGGTTGGCGGACACGAGTTCAAACCGATATCCGTGTGCCTCCCATCCATCTGGGTCGGCCAAGTAAATCTGAATCAGCTTCGCGAACTCCGCTTGTGGAAACCGGACACCCGGATCCACACGAGCGACGTAGCGTATGGTCTTTCCCATTGCTTCTAGGAAACGAAAAGTATAGCACTACGAATAGACCGGTCTCAAATGCCGAAGTGTGACCACTGCAAGAAACGCACGCACCTTGTCTTCACCTGCCAATGCCCCGGTGAATTCTGCGTCAAGTGCCGAACTCCTGAAATCCACGAGTGCAAGGACTATGTAGTTGAAAAAGTTGTGTTGGTCAAGGTTGTCGCAGAGAAGGTTACACCAGTGTGAGGTAGTTGGTGAAGGTATTCGTGATGTTCCTCGCCTCTGTCTTGGTCATGTGCTTCCAATCTAGGATGGAGATGACGATACCGCCGTCACGCAGAATCACTTCGAGTAGCACCTCCTTTCCGTTGACGCTCCTCTCCTCGAAGGTCACGAGCCACCGCTCCTCGTTCTCGGGCGTGTTCTCACCCTTGCGGCAGTTACCCACATAGTCGGAGTGGGCATACATGGTGTCAGCGATGGCGTTGTCGAAGTTCATTTTGGATGCTGACCGTTAGCCCTAACGGATCCGCATCCGTTTTCTGCGGCCGACGTAAAACGGATTCGAATGGATCCGGAGAACAAACAGCAAAATGGACTCTCTCATCTCTGTCTTCGAAGTCAACCACGTCTTGAACAGCATCATGCCCTACGACATGGTTCCGTATGCACTCTCGGACTTCTACGACTCCTACCGCGAACTCCCGGATGTATGGAACACCACGCACATTACGCTACGCCATCTATTCCACATACTTGAGATCTTCACTCGCACGACCGACCAGCGAGAAGCCATCTTTGACCGACTCGCAGGGTGTCTTGCCGGAATGAGGGTCGCGGACTTTGAGGTCCTCCACGCCCACGCACAGGTTGTCCTTGCACGAGTGTAGGTCAGCAGCGAATGAAAACGAATTTTTTACACCCACGTTCAGACCTAGAGTGGGGCCCTTACACTTCTCTCTTCGCATCTCAACAATGGCTGGACACAACTGCGGCTTCATCAAGGCTTCCGACCACCGCCCCTGCGAAGTCTTCGTCGGACCACACGGTCCCGGCGGAGAGCATGCCCTCTGCGGAATTCATACACCCATCAAGGCCCGGCTCCCTCCCCTTATTGTGGGGGGGTGCGAACATGTGATTGGGAATCACTGGTGCACGAGGCAGGCAGCAGCCGGCGAGCGGCTTTGCCCCTCACACGTGCTTGTGCGGCAGCGGCAGGCGGTAGACCGCGTAGCCGCCATGGAACGCCAGAACCGGGACCGCGAGGCCGCTCGCGTTGAAGCACGTGCGGCCGACGCTGCCCAGCGGGAAATCTGGCGGCAGGAAGGGGAGCGTGTCCGCTTACGTGCCATCGAGGCAATGAATCGGCTGGATCCGATTGCGAACCCACCCGCCGCACGCAGGTGGGTGGATGTGAACGGCGTAGGAGTGGAGGTTAATGCCGCACTTCCGCCCCCGCCGGCACCCCAGCGGCCGGTGGGACTAGAGCGGATCGCCCGCGACCCGCAGAACGTGCACACCACGGCGGTGGTTAGGCACACCAATGCGGGCGAGGAGAAGCTGCTGGCCGTCCGGACAGACGGGCGATCTGTGGGCCTGCGGGTTCTTCGCTCCTTCGCCGCACGCGGGGGGACTTTGAGTGGCGTGCTCAGAGTAGCGAACGACGTGGAGCAGTGGTACAACCGGGGCACATGCCGCACGGCAGGCGACCGCCTGTATGCCCGCTGCCTAGAGGGGCTGTGGACTCTGATTGAGCAGCAGCCAGACAAGGTGCGTGCAGAACTCAAGGCACGGCTCTGGGAGGAGGCAAGCGAGTCGGTTGGGATGTGCTGCGAAGGGCACATCGCCCGCCTGGTCAATGTGATGGCCGGGTTTGACGACAGCTTCCGTCCCCGCGTGTCCGTTGGGGAGGCAATTCAGACCAAGATCGCAGAGATTGCGAAGATGGGGGTTCCCACGGAGGACAAGGTGGCACGGGCACGTGTGTACCTAACGGAGCTGGCTATCTCGGCGGAGGAGCAGGCCCCGTGGTTGGAGGCTCTGGAGTAGAGTGCACAACCAAAACAAAAAACTTTTTACATGTCACTACGTTCCTCCCACCGTCGCTACGCGCCGCAAAACGGATTCGATACTCCAACCGAACAGACATACCATCGAACAAGATGGCACTCTCTAACTCTGACCTCGACGAGCTCTACACGGCCTACACTACGGACAACTTCAAGCGTTTCGAGACCGC